ACCTCCACTTTTTTCAGTAAAAGTAAATCTTATATCATTTGTATTCCAATCTTGAGTTATAATTGATCCTGGATCTGTCTTTGGAATACTCCAAAGAATTTGACTATTGTTACTTGGTAATGGTGTATGTCCAAAAACACCCGTATCATCAGTACCATCTTTACTACGGAACTTACCTCCAGTAACAGTAACAATACCAATGGTTCCATTTGCCATATATGAAGTAACAGCAAGACCTGTTCCACCACCACCATAGAATTGCATATCAGGCCCTGTAGTATATCCAGAACCAGGATTAACTAGGTTAACTTCTTGAACTACACTCTTATTACTATTAGGTTGGGCAGAACCAGCACATACAACAATTCCTCCAAGTAGATATGCAGTTGCTATACCAGTTACTCCACCTGCAGGAGCAGAAGAAATTGCAACTCGTGGAGCATGTGTATATCCATTACCCCTATTCGTTACAGTAACAAATTGAATACCACCATGTACCTGTGTGGTAACAGCAGATGCTTGCTCTGCATTTCCAACAAGAGTAAGTTTTTGAGTTACTCCAATTACATAATCTTCACCATCTACACCTTCTGATGCTTCTAGGGTATCATCTATTTCATCAACACCAGTATCAATAACCTCATCCTCGTAACGGAAGAGTTCACAACGAAGTTCATACACATAAGTATTCTTAAGCATATAGAATGGTTTCTCATGCTCTACATACTTGATTTCAAACAAACGATCTCCAAATGGGAAGTAGATTAAATCTCCTTCTTTTGGTCTAGTTGAAAGTTTTATATTAGATTCATTCTTCATTAGAGGAGAGATATAATTCTCAAATCTTTCCTTTGAAATTATTAAAGTTACTTCATTGGTTTGCTCAATACCAAATTTAGAAAGGAGAGTAGGGTTATCTCCATACCCATCAAAGTTATCAATATAGGCTTCTATTGGATATGCATCCTCAAATGAAGAGGCACTTACTTCTCTTAATACTGAATCGGAAGAAACATACTTCCTTGGCATGAAATGTACATCAACACCATAAATTTTCAACTGCTCATTAATAAGCGATTGAACTAAATTTTGTTCACTCTTTGAACCTTGTTGAAAATATGGATTAAGTACCATAACCTTAACCTATCATATCTAATGGTGGAAGTTCGTAAGTGTTAGACATTTGTTCTCTAATGACTTCTAAATCTTTTTCTGCGTCATCATAGATTTGCCTACCATTTAACTCGACCCCACCAGGTAGTTTAACCCCTTGGAATTTAAGTAAATTTTGACCCCACTGCTTTTTGATTTTAGCAGTAGCATATCTTTTTAAAAATGAATCATTCCAGACTCTTGCATAATCATCTGGATGTAATGCTCTATAACATTCCATTACTATAAAATCATCTGCATTAAGGCTTGACCAATCAATATCAAGATATAACCTATCCATTCTCTGATTAAATCTAATTTGTTTCTGTGTGGTCAATGCAAAGTCAAGATCCTCAAGGAACGTCTTAACCATAGCATATGTTAAGATTTCAGTAGAACCCCAATAGTAAATATCATTCAAGAACATCTGATATTTAACACTGAACATATTATTGGTTACAGTGTTAGCACCATCAAAATGCATTACCTTTGTTACACCAATAACTGATGGTGGAACTTGAAGATAGTTACTGGTTTCTGTCCAACTAAAAGTAGTAGTACCACCGTCAATAGTTGACTCTGCTGTTGTGGTAACTATTCCTACATTATCTGTTCTACCTTCTCTAGCCCTTCCTCTTTTAATATCAGTTTCAGTTACCTTATACTTCATAAACATTTGGATGGTTCCATCAAAATGTCTTTCTTGAAAATACTGAATAGAATCATCCAGTATATCATCTATCTGTTCATCGGCAACATTGACCTCCAACACGGGAGCACCCAGTTGTCTCTTACAGTAAGTAACTAATTCTTGACGATTGGATGGTTGCATCTACAGTACCTCTGTTTTATTATTTATAGTGCAGTAGAAATGCCTTGGTTAACCATTACATTTCCGCTAACGATTCTATAAACTGTTGCTCCTGAACTAACATTTATATCGTACATGTATCTTCCTTCTCCCAAAGTTCTTGTTTGAGATGCAGTTAAGGAAGCAATGAATTTACCATCAGAAGCACTTGTAAATCCAACTGTAAATGTTGCTGCAGGAGTACTATAAGATGCACCAATAGCAACGCTTTTAACCATTGCACCAGTACCAGTCCAAGTATTACCTACACCAGCAGAGCCAGTATAGAAATCAAAATTACCATTAGCAAGATTCTCCACCTCAAAATGCTGTCTAAAATCTGCACCTGGATTTATTACCAGATTAGCACCATAGGCAACACCAGCATCTGGGTCAAAAGTAAACTTTTTAGTTGCCATGTACTAATTCCTTTAATAGAGATTTGATTTCATTAATTTCACTTTTCAAATTATCAAGATCTTCTTTCATATTAGTTTCATTTTGTTTTGCCTTGTTAGCGGCTTCACGACGTGCTATGTACTCATCATAATCAGATTGATTGTCATTAAGTATGCCGTTTGATAAAGGATCTCTCATTAAATTTTGATGATCCTTCACCTTTACAAATTCATTGTTCATTATGCTAAAGTAATAACTCGAAGATCAGAAATTCTTGGAACATAGACCTGATTAGTAGAACCAAGAATAATCTTAATTCTATAAGTCATGAACTTGGGCAGATTATCTGCAGTCCAAGCATACTCTTTAAAGTCTATTTCATTGGAAAGGAATCCTGGATCACTATATGCAACCATTGAATTAGGTCTTCCATCATTCTTTTCTTTGTTTACAACTTCTCCTATATTATTTAAGTTTGTATATCCAGGGAAAGGAACAAATATTGGTTCAAAGTTTGTTGTATCAGAAATTGCATAGAAACATCTAATATCATTGTATACACTAATGTGAGCATCAAGTATAATTTGAATAGAAGTTGCTGCATTAGACAATACATTTTCTTTAGAAATATATTGACATCCTGTTGGATCAGTGAATATATCAGCAGACCTAGGATCATCAATATAATCTAAAATAGGAGCATCACACTTATTGGAAGTTAAAATTACATTTGCCCTTTGAGTGTCAATTATAGGAGATACTCTAGGATCATTACTCTCTAAATTAAGTCTCATATTAAATGATCTATCACCAGAGAATTGTTGAATGATACTATTAGATGTTTCATTAATTCTAGATGCAATACATCTTGGAGTATTCATATAGTTTGTTTTGTTCAAAGTAATAGTTTCAAATCCCTTATCAGTGAATGGAAGATCAATACCTTTACCAGCACCATCATCAAGACTTGTACCAGAAACAGTTCTCATTTGAGCACTAACTTTAGTTCCTGCAACAGTTATATTATGTACCTGTGGTGAAATAAGTTCAAATGGCATATTTTGAGTTGCCTTAATATTAAATCCACCAGTTGATTTGGTATCATTTACATATAATATTGGGAAACTTTCAGCCGTGGATCTACCAATAGCAGTAGGTGAGGTTTGAGCAGTAAAGTTAACTTTAATAGTATAATGACCATACCCTATTGGAGCTTGTTTCTGTGCATCTATTATGGAAGCACTGACATCACCTAGATAATGAGTTTTATTAATTCTCGCTAAAGAAATACCACCCACTTCTTGTTTAGTGACAAGTTCTCCTTTTAAATGACTACTTCTAGAGGTATCCCATGTTGATCTATCAACACCTGTTAAAGTGTTGCCAGAAACACCAGTATACTTAATAATCTCATTTCCAATTTTTACATAACCTGGATTAGATGCTGCAACACCAACACCTTCAAATGATGTGAAGTTGGTGCTACTATCAATAGATATCGCTGTAGTAGAATCCTCGCTATATGGAGAACTTAATTTTGTTGGTAAAACATCACCTTCTACATCAGAAATAGTTACATAATTTGTCTCATGATACATACCATGATTCTGATGGTCTACAACAATATGAAGTCCATCTTGATAACCAGTATCAATATCATCAATTATTT